CTTGGTTGGGGTAGACGGAATAAAAGCGTAAGATGTAGAATTGTATTCTCTAATCTCAATAACATCGCCGTCGGCCACGTCTATTAATAAATTTAGATATCCGAATGTTTTATTAAATGTGTAATCGGTACCGTGTAATAACTGTGTTTGATTTTTATAAACATACACTGCTATTCTAGATAATGAATTTAAATCAAATTTTGTTGTTAGTGCAAATGTCTTTACTTGATCTTCGACTTTGTATATTAAATTTTTATGCGATCCTGCGCCGATCATGTCTGAGTCAGAAAATGCATTGTCGATGTTCTTAATTTTAGACATTTCGTTAAGAATAGCATCAACAAAATTTACAGGATTTTGATCATATTCTAACGTTGTTGCCAATGTTAAGAAATTGTTTTTAAACTGTTGATACGATAATGCAGAGTAATTAATAGACTTGATTACGTTTACATCTTTATCGCAGATTAGCATTAACGATAACGGTAATACGCCTTCATGTTTAACTAGGCGGCGACCGTATTTTTGGAAACCAGTGATGTCCCTAATATTGCTCGATCCGGGAAATACTCCAGTAAATGCGGTATCAAGTTCAACCATTGTTCCTAGATGATCAAGCACTTGTCCGTAGGTAATTTCTACTAAATCTTGATTAAGAGGATTCTTTTCCAATCCTGTGGGTATTTCGTAAAACCCCTGATCCGCCTCAGCATCGGAGTATACCTTAATAGAAATTACATCATCAACTGCAAAGTTTTTCTCAAAGACGAATTGCTCTTTACGTAGCCCTTGTCTTGTAAAGGGTTTGTTAAACAACAGACCATTTTTATAAAACACAATTTTTTCTTTAGATGCTTGATTCCAATACACACTGTCAAATGCAACAATATTAGTAGCCTTGGTTATTAAAATACTATCCACAACTGGTTGTAGATAGTCAGATGCTGTAATTTCCCAAGTGTTAGTGTATGAGGACGATCGATTAGCTGCATTGATTTTTAAAAAACCAGTATTGATTTTTTTCGTTGCAATAGATGGCTGCTGATACGCAAATGTATCAGTATCCCAATTAGCAGTAAACAATACATCACCGATGTTATCAATGTTTAGGTAGCTCAATGAGATACCTAGTTCTTTATCTACTACTCCATTGCCTATCTTATAACCAAGTATCGTTGTACCTGTAAATGTGCTCACTGGATATGTCAATGTATCACCGAATGAGTTTTCATCGGTGTCATATACATCAAATAATATTGGTTGATTAACCGTAGTCTTTGATTGACTAATTTTCCAAGTGGTGCCATTAAAGTGGAACATCTTACCGCGATAGGTTGCACCTTTTAATACTAACACTCCATCGCCTGCTTGACTAATAGCATCAGTATCTTCAACTAAACTAATTTGTGTTCCGGTATTTCCGCTATACTGAGTAGCAATAAAATTAACTCTATAAATTTTATTTTTTACTAAATTGTCTGTATCTGCTGTGACTAGTACTCTTGCGCCCTGGAATAGGCGTTCCCCGTCTATGCTATAACCCGACTTACCTTCAATGGTGCTAAAAACATCTTTAGTAAAGTTATCTATAAAATCAACTGCTACTTTAGCAATTGCACAATGGTCGAATAATTGAACATTAGGTGCATATTCGATGATGGGACGTTTTGCACGTAGACTTTCATCTGCATCTAAACTAGAATTATTAAGGCTGTGAGAATATTCTAAAACACTTTTATGAAACCATCTATTATTTCTACTCCACGGATTTCCGTCAATGCTGGCACGATTAGAAATAATATAGTCTTTTACGCCGGGAAATGATGTTGCTTCGTCATATGGTAATGTATCAAATCCTTCGTTATCAAATAATACTTCTGTATTTGTATTATCTAAGACTGGCGGAGTTAATCTGTCAAACTCAATTAGAGTAATGCTAGAGCCAACGCCTTCAATTAACCATCTACCGGTTGCATATTTTGTAGGACTTGTCTTACCGGCAAAACCGATAACCATGCCATTGGTAAACTTAACACCGTTACTACTAGTGTATGTTTTCTTTTGTAGTATTTCTTTTTCAATGTCAATAAAGGTATTTTCTAAAATATCTTTGATAATGAATTGCCCGGTTCGCAGGGGTTCTTGTTCACTGATATAAAATAGGCTGTCCGGAGCATCGTTGGGAACTGTAAATGTTAAAGTCCCCACTTCGATACCGTTGTTGGTAACTCCAGTATTATAGGTATTAACATCGGTTAGGTCAGTGGCTTCCCAGTCTTGTGAAAATTCATTGATTGAACTGCCGTCGCCTTGAATATCAACTTTTGCCTTCCACAATTTATTATTGTAGGCAACTACTTCACCGGCTGTATAAAACATCAACGGGTTGAATTGCCCCTGAACTAGATCAATAGATCCAGTACGTCTAATAGAAAATTTATTTCTAGGGGAATTAACTTCAAAATTGTAGGTTTGACCTCTGTATAGAATAATCGTTGGATTATAGGTTAGCCCGTCTGGATAGAATAACCAGGTTGGTAAATCACCGTTTTCAACTGCTCTAACTCTAAACGTTGATTCGATCTTTTGAGATTGCCCTAATACTGCGACAGACGGTGGTCCACTTGGTTGCCAATAGTATTCTCTAAAATTAACAAACTTATCCCAATCAATTGGAGGAGCCCAGCTATAACATTCATCCTTGGTAATTAAATCATCCCGCTGAATATCATTAGCAAAAAAGTTTAATTGATTTTTAAAATCTAAGTAATCGTAGAAATTAGTAATTGTTTTCTTTTTATTTGTAACAATTACACCCGGCTCTAATTGATAACGACTTCTTAATGTATCATCAGAATCAATGTAAACATCTTTGCCGTTAAATGTTTTACCGTATTTCTTTCCGATAAATCCAGATAATTTTTCTAATACGCCAGGTTGCACTAGAGGGTCTAATACACCCCCTAAAAACTTACTGTTTGTTTCTGTTTTAAAAACAGAAGGTAGAAAATCTACCGTTCTTCTAATTGGTAATCCGCTTTGGTTAAAAACTTTATCTGTCATTTTATTGGCTCGTGTTACTGATTACAGAATTTACTGCTAGATTGATTTCAGAAGCAGTAATTCCAGTCACTATTACTATGTCGTCTACTGTTGCAGCGTTGGTAAAAATTTCATCTTGTCTTGATTGAATCTCAAATAAGCTACCAAACTCTTGAGTAGATTGCCTTGGAACAATTACAAAATTGCTTACATCTGGCGAAACGGTGTTAATAACATACGTTGCTAATTCACTAAAATAAAACTTGTCGCCAAAGTCCCAACCGTCAACTGCAAAAAATTCGTTAATAGCACTTACTATTCGAACTTTTAAATCGTTGTCACTGATTGTTTTATTTGGATTTTTAACAACTTTAAATTGTGCTCTAAACTGAACATCAGCTTTTGCACCAAACAAAGGTTTAAATTGCACAGGATGATAAATTACTTCGTCGCTTACTGATTTAATTGCACTAAGATTTGAGCCAAACTGTGTTTTTAACTCGTTGCTATTTGGAGCAACTGGTTTCGATCCTTGGTTTCTTAACCAGTTAACATAAGCAGTTTCATAAGAACGAGTTAATAGGTAAACATCCATGATGTTACTAACACTTGGATCGATTCGTCTATCAACTCCTGCATGATGTATGTATTGGAATTTGATTTTGTCTCTACCTATATTGGCTCTGTAAGAACTATCAATTTCAAAAATTTTACTTCCATTCGATGTCAACGATACTTTCTTTACTACATCTTCGTCAATGTCATAAAAATAAACAAGTGTTCCTACAGTAAATTCTGCATCATTAATATCTACATCTGTTGTTTTATTTCTAATTAAAATGCTACTGTTAGTATTATCAATATATTTGTAAATCTCTGCACCGTATTCATCTATTGTGCGGCGGAAAAATAGATATTTTAAATTTTGATCTCCGCCGGCAACTAACTCAAATGCCTCCGGGTTATCAATGATACCATCATCGTCTGCATCGAAGAATCCTAGCTTGACTGAACTTGTACTTTGATATCCGTCGGTGTATCGAACACCATCGCTAATTTCAAATTTAACATCGTTCTTAAGAGGACTTAATAAAGTATAGTCTGCGTTAATGCCTAAGATATTAACTTGATCTTTAACAACTGATCCTGTCTTTGAATCATATATTTTTTCTTGATTATCAAAATAGAATCTATTTTGTTGTTCACTTTCAAAAACGTAATCCAATTCTCTAACTGTAACATTGTATTGTACACCAGTATAAACAAACGACAACAACCAAGAATTATCTGCATTAGTGCCGGATACATCTCCACTAGTTGCAGGATTGAAATATGGACTGCTTATGTTTAAATTAGATGAAGTAATAATTTTCCATGATCGAGTTTCGATATTATATCGTAGCCCAAAGGTAGTTAAATTAAACATTAGATTAACAATTTCAGATTCTAATGCAGAATCAAAGTCTGTTAAAAATTTTGGAACTATTCTTTTTGCAATTGCACCAGTGGGAATTTCTTCATCAAATGTTATAGGACCAAGTCCGCTGGCTAGCGCACCTCTATTTGCATTTGTTCCATCGCCTACTACGCTTACTATCTTTGCCCATAGTCTATCAGTTTGTGCGGCATCTGTGCTGTTGGCAGTTACTAGTTTTCCTCTCTTAAAAGCCTTACCGGCTGGAGGTACAAACTTAACTAACGACCCAGTTTCAACAAATCGCATATTTGTAGATGTATAATTGCTAACTCTAATTTTTGCCGAATCATTGCTATTTTGAAAATATCCTGTTGATATACCGATATCTTTTGTGACCTGGAGCCATGCCGTGGCATTATCGGCAATAGTAATCTTATCAAACTTAGTTAGATAAAAATTATAAATTCCGGTATTAGAAATTTCGTCTTCCACAATATTTCTAACAAAGTTTATTAACTGTGATCTATTTGTAAATTTAAAAGATACTAATTTTTCAATTTCATTTTTATAAATTAGACCATCGTCAGCAAATACGTTAACAGTAGAATATTTTCCAGTGGCATCAATAATATCAAAATTACGACTAATGCCGCTGGCAGTTCTGTTAATTGCTTTGACTTTTAAAATTTCCTGTGATGCATTTAGCGGAGCAAGATTGTAATCCTCCGCAGTAATCATTCTATTTTGTGTGTAATAAATTGCCGGTGCTTTTGTTCTAATGCTTTCAATGTCTTCAGTTGCTGCTGAATTAGATACGGTATATTTCAACCCCATGCTAATTGTTAAAGTATGAGCACTGCCTTGTTTATTAACATATGGAATGTCGATATTAATGCCGCGCATTTCTGTTGGGGCAATAGAATAAGATAAACCGTTTGAAACTCTGTAATAAGCTCTAAAGCTGCCTTGTGGCAAATTACCGTAGATACCGTCTGAGAACTGTAAATCAATTTTATCATCTGGCTTAGTAATAACGCTGTAGATGTTTCTAATATTTTTGTTTATACTGTTATACAATATATTGTTGCCGGATAAACTCGAAACAGGAGTCCATTGTTCTCCTTGGATTCCTGTTGAGCCTAGAGAAAATAACCATACGTCATCATTATTGATGTTAGGATTTTCAATTGAAACTTTTTCATTAGTAGTTGGCTGTGCAATTGCAAAGTCAGCTAGTTCTAAACTGCCCTGTTTAAACATCATGTAAAAACCAGTGTTGGCACTAGCCGATCCTTTGCCGTCTGTCTTAAACACAAATCCAATTTGTGTTCCTGGTGTTGGAGCTTCTTCTTCAATTGTAGAAGTGGTAGTATTAACCAATGTGCTGACTAATTCAAAAACTGTATTTCTTGCTGCTACAGCTTTGGAGAATGCAAATACAGGAACATCAGTGCTGTAGGTATTGAACACATACTGTTGTGTTTTAATGCCGTCAACTACTGCTTCGCCTTGGCTTCTACCAAACTCTAAGTTTGATGCCATAGCTGAATTTAAGATTAGAACGAACTGCTCATACCAATTAGAATTAGTAGGGTCATTCCAAATAATTGTTTGCTTAGAAAGATTTTTACCGTTGCTATCTTTGATAGTTTCAGTAGTTGAAATAGTGTCAAACTTTAATAATCCGCTTGATGGTTTATTACGTTTAGCATTATAGGATAACATCTGGGCTAGACGCAACACTGACTCTTTTCTGTCAGCTAGGTCAATAAAGTTTTCTCTAGAAGCCAGGTCAATGCGGAACGATAGACTTTGTCCAAGGAATGCGATAACATCAATTAGCGCAAGATATTCAGAACTTTCAATATAGTCGTTGAAATCCTCTGGATAATTCTCACGAAGATACGTGATCATTACTCTGCGCAGATTTTCAAAATCGTACGATTTGAAGTCAGCACTTCTAAATGTCTGATAAATTTTAGTCCAATCTTCTGCTAAAATTAAGTTATTTTGTCTTGCAGTTGTAGTCATTTTGCTATCCCTATTACATATTTACCAGACAAAATTAAGTGCTGTTTTATCTAATAATGTTATTTGTCTTGTCAAAGTTAAAGCTCATACGCTCGTTGATGTTAAAGGGCATATATACGCAGTCCACTTCGATGCGGATTCCTTGGTCAGTTGAGTCGATTGTTACACCGTTGATAGAAATTCTTGGATCAGAGTTAATAACGTCTTCAACATCTTTGGTAATAATGCGTTTGTTTTCTTCAGTCATTTGTTCAAATAACATATCCCAAATAACTGTACCAAAGTCTGGATTTTCTAACTTCTCGCCTTTACGGATATGAAAATGATTGATCAAGTCTTGCTTAACTAACTCAATATCGTAGAGCTTAAACTTCTTTTTAGTTTGTTGACTACTGAATCCTTTATAGGTAAAGAAGCCCGAGTTAGCATCTCCTGTCGTAGCTTTATTAACTGCTACTCGTTTTTGACTGTAAAGTTTATTAGCCATAATTATTCTTTTTCCCTATCCGTATTTTCTTTGGTCCAAATATTAGGAGCAAAGTTTTCGTGCCCTAGCCAAGGTTCGTGCATAGGTACTCTACGCATAATGCTTGACAATGTTTTTGTGTCTTGATATTTCTTTTCCCAGCCCAATGTTGTGTCTGTGATAAAGTTTTCTCTTAGTATCAAAGGATTAATAGGCTTGGCCGCCACGGCTGCTTTAGCTTTTGGACCGTTCATATCAATACGGGCGGCTTGTTCTGTATGGTATCCTGAGCTTAGTATGTCAGTGTTTGACCCTGCTGTAAACGCATTTGATTTACCGGTGTTAACGTCATAATTATTTGTAGTGGTAAGTTTAGTGCTCCCGCCTACTACTGTTTCGTATTCTTTGCCTACGGTAATTTTACCGTTTTGTCCAACTGTTATATTGTAGTCCGTAAACACATCTAACTGGAATCTACCAGACTCGGCTCGCATATTAATGTTGCGACCTGCTTCAATGTTCACGTCACGATCTGCACGAAAGTTAATATCATTTCGAGTATGAATACTAATACTATCTTCTGCAAATATATCAATTTTACCGTTGGCAGTTAGTTCAATCCAGGTAGTACCTTTGGCATTGCCAATGTAAATTAAATCCTCACTGTTGTGCATTAATAGCTGATGACCAGTACGAGTTCTAATACGGAAATATTCACTATAAGGAATATTAGGCTGGCCTTTTTCTTTTGCCAGTGTATCTGCATATTCTACACCACCCTCGCTGGCGGGTTTTTTACGTTGATACTGATCGTCACCGTCATCCATGACAATCTGTGTGCCGCCCAATCGACTTACTGGCTGTGGTTTATCCGAACTGCCAATGTTTTTCTTTTTACCTTCTTGATCTAACGGACCAGGAGTGCTAATACCAAACAACATATTAGGCAAACTGCGTCTTACATTAGATGGGCTAGTTCCGCGGCAGTCATCTTCTAACAACCCCTGCTCTAAAAATCTATCAGCAATAGGGTGCACCGGCTTTTTAATAGTGCCAATACTTTCATTTTTTGTTAAATCGTTGACAAGCCTGTTGATCTCTCCAACGGGTAAGGGCATATCGGTACTGTATTTCTTTTTGTCGTCGGCACTAATATCTAAATCTAAACTTCCGCCAATAGCAGGAATCATGTGGTTAGCAAATTTGTCTGGGACACAAGCAATCCAGTACCCTTCGCCAGGGTCACCGTTGACAAATACGCAAAGAACTGTTCCGCCGATATCAGGCGGAACAAACCACATACCGTAGGATTTTTGTGTGTCGTTAAAGCCTGTGGCACCGTCTGTTTCTGAAGCTAGATTTTCGCCTTGGTGATTAAAATCAGTGGCCCCATAGAACGGACTAGCACATTTAATAAGAAACTGCTGACCTTCTCTGTTTTTATCATTGCCTTGCTCTTTTTGCAAAACAACTTTAAGACCACCCATGTAACTAGGATCCATGTGACCAACAACTGTGGCCTTATAGATTCCAGGCCCCATATTCTTCTTACCGCTGACAGCGGCTGACGGTCTAGTGTCTGTATTTGAATTACTCATGCTGCGGTATCCGTATTATTTGCAGGCGTAGTAGTATCATCTACATTCGTTACTACACCGATTGGTACAACCTGGAATACACTAGATCTATTTTCTGCAGGTTGTTTCTCAAGATTGAAGTCTGTTGCTTGACCAGGCATTCTTACAAGTTTTAATTGTTGTGTAAATTTGCCGTCTGTGAATCTACTTTCACACGAAAGTACTTTATAAATTCCACTAAAGCCACTTACTTTGCCCTGGTTAGGAAATCCCATTAATCCAGTGCCTTCTAAAACGTCCGACGGAGTTCTAAATGTAATATATGTGTATACATCACTACCATCATAGGTCATAGTACCGTCTTCTGTAACTGCATCTGTTACTTTCTTAGCAATGTAATTGCCAATACCACTGTCAACCATCCAGTAAGGATCACCTATTAATTCAATGCCGCAGGTAATCATGTCGCCGCTGTTTAAAAAACTACGTTGAAATGATTCTGCTACTTTCTTTTCTGGAGTAGAATCTCCAGAACCGCCTGAATATTGTTTGTCCAATAGTGCTGGGTCGTTCTTAACCGGTGCCATGCCAGTTAGTGCAGTTTGTGCCGCTGCTCCAGATCCAGCAACTGCTGCATATTTTGTGTTTTCTTCTTTGGAAGAGCTACTAGATCCGGGGTTAGCAACATTGCCGGACTTTTCCGGACTCGACGGATTTGCACCTGCAAAGAAAGAAGTATTAAATTGCAGATCAAATTTAATAATACTATTATTTTGTCCTGTGTAGATGTAATCGTATCTTTTAGCAATCTTTTTTTCTAACTGTTTATATCCCACAGGAGTTGCTGTTGGATTTTGAAACACGCTCGAGTGAACAGAATATGGAACAATTCTATAAATTATTTTTTTAGCAAAATCCTTAGCAAGCACATCGTATTCTTTTAACTGTATTTGAACATCAATTTTAAACCAAGTAATAGTACCGTCCGGTTTTAACTTTGCTTCAGTTAACGCATTTTTAGCAAAAGAACTACTTAATATTAATTGTGTAATAATGTGTGTAATCGTTTGCCCTTGAGTAAACTGGAACTGGCGTTTAGTAGCATTTAATTGAACTTTTGATTTATCAAATCTGCCTGTGTCTTCGTCATAGACGTCAGCTTCTTTACTAGCCGGATAAGTTCCGCCCGAGCCTGCGGTAAACCCCATATCAGAATCGCCAATCATGTTGTTGCCAAAGTCTGTTGTTTCTGCAGGTGGAGCTTTTACAGTAATCGGCTTGTATTGAAACTTGTTACTTGTTGCACCGCCGTCGCCGGCTGTTGCAGTAACAGTAACGCCAATTGAATCGTGTGCATCTTTAGGAAATACAAAAACATACTCATTAGCCTTAGCTTGATTTTTTGCGTTGGCTACATTATCTTCTTGTTCTTTATTTAAAATTGCCGATAGTGATTGTTCACCAGTGGCTAATAATTCTTGAATGCTTCCGCCGATCAAAGTATAGTCTTTATATAATGTATTTGTTACTTTGCCAAAAGCTTGATGATTATATGGAATAGCTTCAACTTTATAATTGCTGCCTGATTCTGTAACATCGAACTTAACTGATAACAACTTGCAGGTAAAGAATTTAGATCGTTGAATCTTTGAAGGAGTGCCGTCATCAGTATATCCAACGAAATCCAATCTTAACAAATACGGAGTATTATCAAGGTAGCTGGCATAACCAGCTTTAATAGCAGCGTTCTGTAAACTTTGTAATAACAGACCCATTGAGTAGGGTTCAAAAATATCAAATGAGAATTTAATAGCATTTGAGTTGCCTGTTTTACCGGTTGGAGCAATCACAGAATTCATAACAAAGTTATTAACAAAATATTCCGGGGCACCATATTCAGT